GAGTGGCTAGTGTTAGCAAGAACTAAATACATGTTAAATGATTTAGAAGAAAATTTATACAGAGATGGTAGATACTACATAAATAAATTTAAAAGAACTAAAGAACAAGACTTACATTATGCAGCTGTTGATTGGGAGAACCTAAGAAAAGGACAACCACTTGCATTCAAAGAAGTAGAAAGAATCTATGGATACATGAAAGACAACACCGATAAAACAAAATTAAAAGGTATGTTGAAAGACAGCTCTTATGATATTGCAACATTAAAACAATCTTATGGTTTAAAAACAGATACACCATGGTTTGAGGCATTTGATGATGCACCTAGTAGAGATGTAAACTATTTAAGAAAGATGAGAAAGAATGGAGAAAAACTAAACGAACCACCACGAATAACTTTGTCAACCATACATGGGGCTAAAGGTGGTGAATCACAAAACGTTGTGTTATTAACTGATTTAAGTGAAAACACAATGAAAGCATATGAAAGAAATGCAGATGATGAAAATAGATTGTTCTATGTTGGTGCAACAAGGACCAAGGAACATTTGCACATTATATCACCAAAACAAGAATACAAAGGATACAAGTTATGAGTAAAGTTTGGGACAAACAACACGGAGGATCTCACTATCAAAAATATGTCATACAGCCAAGCAAGTTTGTAGTTGAGAATAAGTTGCTCTACCCGGAAGGATGTGCTATTAAATACATAATCAGACATCAAGACAAAAATGGAAAGGAAGATATCTTGAAAGCCATACATTTTTTAGAAATGATTATTGAAAGAGATTACAAAGACAAACCAAAACCAAAACAAAATTTACCAAAAGATAAAAAAAATACGTGGGGTATCAAATGATACAGAAACCTATGTTTAGTCCACAGACAGAATGGTTGCCACCAGAATCTTTTCCTGATCTATCTAGATACGATGAGATAGCCATAGATTTAGAAACTAAAGACCCACAATTAAAAACTATGGGGTCTGGTTCTGTAACAGGACGAGGAGAGATAGTCGGTGTGGCTGTAGCTGTAGAGGACTGGTCTGGATACTATCCTATTGCACACGAAGGTGGTGGTAACATGGACAAGAAAAGAGTTATGGAATGGTTTAGAATCATTCTAAACTACCCATCAACCAAGATATTTCATAACGCTATGTATGACGTATGTTTCATACGTGCTGCAGGGCTAGATATTAAGGGTAAGATCGTAGATACCATGATTGCTGGCTCTCTTGTGGACGAGAATCGCTTTCGTTACGATTTAGGTAGTATGGGTCGCGATTACCTTGGAAAGGGCAAAAACGAGTCTGTATTGAAAGAAACAGCTGATATATGGGGCGTGGATGCCAAGTCTGAGATGTATAAACTACCTGCTATGTATGTGGGTGAATACGCAGAGGAGGATGCTAAATTAACTCTTTCACTTTGGCAAGAGATGAAAAAAGAAATACAACATCAAGACATACAATCTATTTTTGATCTTGAGACTGAACTCTTTCCTTGCCTCGTTGATATGCGTTTCTTAGGAGTTCGTGTAGATATTCAAGCAGCGAATGAATTAAAAGACAAATTATCATTAGAAGAAAAAGAATGCTTATTAAAAGTAAAAAAAGAAACTGGAGTAGATACGCAAATATGGGCAGCGAGATCCATTGCACAAGTTTTTGAAAAACTTCGCCTACCATTTGACCGAACCGAAAAAACAAATTCTCCATCATTTACTAAAAACTTTTTACAAAATCACTCTCATCCTGTTGTTAAACTTATAGCTAGAGCACGTGAAATAAGTAAAGCTCACACTACATTTATTGATACCATAATTAAACACGAACATAAAGGACGAATACATGCTGAAATAAACCAGCTCAGATCAGATCAAGGTGGCACGGTAACCGGTAGATTCAGTTACGCTAATCCTAATCTACAACAGATACCAGCACGGAACAAGGAACTCGGACCAATGATTAGATCATTGTTTATACCTGAAGATGGTTGTAAGTGGGGTGTATTTGATTATTCACAACAAGAACCAAGACTTGTTGTGCATTACGCTGCATTACAAAATTTATATGGTGTTGGTGATGTATTAGATTCATACAAAGATTCCAATGTAGACTTTCACCAGATAGTAGCTGAGATGGCTGAGATACCAAGATCACAGGCTAAGACAATAAATCTTGGTCTGTTCTATGGTATGGGTAAAAATAAATTACAAGCTGAGCTAGGTATTAACAAAGAAAAATCAGATATGTTATTTAGACAGTATCATTCACGTGTGCCATTTGTAAAACAACTTATGGATAGTGTTATGAAACGTGCACAGAACAGAGGACAGATTAGAACTTTACTTGGTCGACTGTGTAGATTTCATTTGTGGGAACCAAATCAGTTCGGTATTCACAAAGCGTTACCACATGAAGCAGCGCTCCAGGAACACGGACCAGGGATCAAGAGAGCATACACATACAAAGCTTTGAACAGATTAATACAAGGATCAGCAGCTGACATGACAAAGAAGGCTATGATAAACTTGCATAAAGAAGGCATCACACCACATATACAAGTGCACGATGAACTTGATATATCTGTAAGTAACAACGCTGATAAAATAAAACAAATTATGGAAGAGTCAGTTGTGTTAGAAGTGCCTAACAAAGTAGACTATGAATCTGGCCCTAATTGGGGTACAATAAAGTGAGGATAAACTATGGCTTATTTAAATGCAAATATACCTGTGGAGTATGCACAAATTAGAAGGGAGTATTTATATGATCTTAAAAAACATAAAGGCGAAGTGGAAGACTGTATTATCTT